TGGATGATATTAAGAGAGCATCTGATATTGTTAACTTACAAGGTTTAAAATCACCTGACTTTGTAAGAACACAGTTAAGAGAGATTCTTGGATTCTTGAGAGAGGGTCAAAAACTTATCATTGATCAAGCACAAACAGGAGATAAGAACTTTATTTTGGATAATACAGATAGTACAGAGGTTCAAGATTATTTACAATTCATGGGTATTAATCCACCTACACCTAATCCTCAACCCGCACCAAACATAAATCCTGAAATTGAAACATCGCCTGTAGAGGATCCAGCTCAAAGTCAAGTTGGTTATAACGGTGAAATATTTACAATGGGAGGTAACATCTAATGGCCGAAAGATTGAAATCAAATCCAAATCTGGTTACGATTCTACCTAATACACCTAATGCTCATACTTTTTATTTTAAAGATTCACAAAACCCTACCAAAGAAGAATTAAATCAAGTTAGAGAATATTATGGAATACCTTTAGATGTTTCTGCACAAGAAGCATCTGACATGCTTAACGCTTTAGGTCAACAAACTTCAGCAAACATTATTTCTGATATTCCTTACGCTCCGAACACAAAAGAATATTATGCAGAAATTGCTCAAAGAGTGGCAGATATCAATCAACGTAAAGCTCTGATTGGCGATCCTGCTAATTACTATTTTAAACAATTACAGAAAAAAGTTCCTGGTCTTGATCCGTTAGTGCCTGATGCTTTAGTATCAAAAGGATCTTTTGAAATGATGGGTTCTTTAGCAGGTATGACCGCTGCGGGTGTCGCAGCAGCTCCAGCAGGACCTCTTGCACAAACAGGTGCAATCTTAGGTGCAGATGTTTTAGGTTCACAGGCGGGTGGTTATCTTTATGAATATACAAATCAATTACTTAGATATTTAAATGACTTACCCCAAGAAAGTCAGGAAGAACAAATTAATAAATTTTTAAAAGATGCCTATCTTAATTTAGCGTTTAGTGGTGGCTCTATGGTCATGGGACCTATTGTTAAAAACTTTAAGCCTGCGGTTGGTCGTGTATTGTTTGGTTTGGATAACAAAAACCCAGAATATCAAAAAATGATAGAGGTTGCTGAAACCTATGGTATGCCATTAGGTATCATTCAAGCTACTAATAGTTCTTTCTGGAAAGGTTACTCAGAAGTTTTGGGTGTATTTCCATATGTCGGAACACCTTTTAGACGATCACAAGAAGGTGCTAACGAAGCGATTAGACAATATTTTGATACAGCAACAAAGAACTTTGCACCTTTACAAACTATGGCTTCTTTAGGAGGCGACTTAGCAAAACTAGCAGAAGCAGGATACGATGATACCATGACAATTTCTCGAGCTTTATATCAAGATTTTGAGGCATACGCAGAAAAATTAGCAGGTAAAAAAGTTATTAAAGTAGACACTGTCAAAAGATTAGCAGACGATTTTGCAAAAAACTTACGAAGTGCACAACCTCCAGCAGGTGGATATGAGTTTAAATTTCCTGGCGCAAATTCAGAAAGATTGTTTACAGAGTTTTATGAAAGTTTATCTCGACTAGATCGAGACGGTATTACAATACAACAAGCAAGAAATCTTTTGGATAAGTTTTCAAACTTTCAAAACAGTTACAAAATTGAAGGTAAAGGTATTGTTCCTAAGACAGAAGGACCAAGAATTACACAACTTCAATTAGCGTTAGAAAGTGATTTAAGTCGATTAGTTGCACTTGATGATGATATTGACAAAGTGGTTTTTGAGACTGCTTTAAATAAATTAACAACAGCTAATGATTATCTTTCTGCTGTCATGCCTAAGTTTGATAATCCGATTGCTGATCAATATAAATTAGTTAATGCGAGTATATTTGCACCTGGAGCTCCAGGCAAAGCCGTCATCGGTAACGCACAACTATTAGATAATTTAGTAGGTATGGCTAGAAAAGATGAAGATTTGATGAAAGCCATCATGAATTTAGCAGAAACACCGAAAGCAAATCTTGATGCTTACAAGGCAGCAGGTGGAAAAGAAGGCGTTACTAAAAAAGTAAAAGTTCAAAGACTAGATGATGAGCCTTATTTACCTAACGGTGATGAAAATCCAAACTTTGGTAAGACAATTACCACAACAGAAGAAGTAGTCTCTATGGCACCTAATGCAGGTAGAAAGAAAATTTTAAGACATCTTTACGATCAAGCGTTAGAGGAATCTTTCTCTGGTTTACCTGTAGCAGCAACACTTGGTGACTACAAAAATCTTAAAGGTTTAAACCCTGAACAATTAGCTAAGTATGGTTATAAAGGTGGAGTAAGTCAAAACGCACAAGACTTGTTTAAATTTAGAACTGTTCAGTTTGACCCACAAGTATTTGCGGAAAAGCTAGGTTTAAATACTGTTGAAGGTCGTGCCGTATTAGATGTGGCCTTTGAAGGCACCGGTGTCGGAGCTAAAGATATCACTCGATTCTTAGAAGTAGCAGAAAGAGCAGGAAGCTTCGTTGTAAGAGATCCTGCACAGTTTGTTACTCGTCGTGTAACCTTGGGCGGATTTAAAAGTCTTTTACTATTTGGTTTAGGATCAGGTGCAGCAGGATTCTTTGGTGCAGGACTTGCACCTTTAATGGTTCCTTTTATGTTACGATATGGTTCTAGTATTTTGACAGATCCAAAAGTATTAAAGTCATTCTCAAAAGCTTTAGAGAGCACAGGTGCAGAAACGGCTCGTCGAACTGGTGTTGCCAAAGCGGTGTTTAGTAAAGAAGATCAACAAGTTTTACTTGACTGGGCTAATAAAACCTTACCGACTGAAGATGAAGTACAGCAAATGGAATTTGTTAACAGAGTAGAGGAATCCATATTAAGTTTAATGAAAACACCACAGTTACCAATTGAACAAAAATCAGCTCGTGAAGAACAGTTAGACATCATGAGTCAAATGGGTAAAACTCAAACAATGAAACCTGAGGATTTTGAAACAGGAAGAATGTTAGAAGATAGATTAGCTCCAACCTTTCCTGCTGCTGTAACAGATCCTTATAGTTTCATGGAACAAGAAATAGGCTTTCAAGAAATGAATCCACAAACAAGATCCAACTTAGCATTTGGTACCGTAGATGATGCATTAGAATCACAATATGGTAGCGGAGGCATAGGAGGACTATGATGAAAAAAAGATCATTCGATGGTGGTGTAGCATCTGTTCGAGTTATTCCTATGGGAATGAAAGAGGGTGGTGATTTATCCGTTCCCCCTCCAAAGTCAGATAAGCCTGCACCTAAACAATTTTATTTACGTGAAGAAGAAACCGTAATTCCTAGTGAGCCACGTGTTCAACCACGGACCATGGACCAACGAGGTCAATACTTTTCAATTCCACAAATAACAGGGCCCATACCAAGTGAACCCGGTATAACAAATATGCCAGGAGCTGATCAAGTGACTGAAGGAACGACAATGCAAGATAGATTTATGTATGGTCCTGTAATTGATCCTCGTGAAGTTTATCCTAATGATCCTGATCCAGGTATTATGAGTTTACCAGGAATAATGAGACCAGGTTTAATGGGAATAAATCCTAATTTATTGCAAGCAAAAGACTTGAAACCTGCTGGGATTTTGTCTATAAACAAAGTCTATGATATCTAAATTAAAATATTGGTTTAAAAATTTATTTAAGAAAGGAGAACCCGATGAACATCAAGAACATTGGGGAATAGGAGCATGATTGATTTAACAGATGAACTGAAAGCTAGGGTACGTATCCATGAAGGCGTGCGCACCCAAATGTATCTGGATTCGCTAGGCAAAGCCACGATTGGTATAGGCCACCTTATTCAGCCTCACGAACGAGAAAGATACCAAGAAGGTGTTGAAATCTCCATGGAGGAAGTCGAAGAACTATTTGATATAGACTTGAATAGAGCTGCTGCGGGGGCTGATTTATTAATAGATGAATGTGTTGGACACGATTTACCACAAAATGTCTCAGAAGTAATACTAGAAATGGTGTTTCAATTAGGCACAAACGGTGTTCGCAAGTTTAAAAACATGTGGAAAGCCTTGAGAGTCAAGGATTGGAAGAAAGCTGCTGAGGAAATGAAAGATTCTAGGTGGCATGCACAGACAACAAAAAGATGTGAGAGCCTTGCAGAAATTGTTGCAAACACAACCATATAAGAGTAGGATTGAATCATGGGTAAAACAGAAAAGAAATTAACTCTACAGGCTATGGAGCGAGAGCGTAAAAAACGTGAATCCAAAGCAAAAAAGAAGATTTCATATAGATATGATCACATTAAAGACCTAGATAAAGAGGTTAGAGAGATCAAAATGAAAAAGGGGGGTTCCGTGAAAAAGAAAAAGTTTCCAGATTTAAATAAAGATGGCAAAGTTACCAAGAAAGATATTCTAATTGGTAGAGGTGTTATTAAGAAAAAGAGCGGTGGTTCTGTATCTCGTGGTATGGGTGCTGCAACTCAAGGCGGTAAATTCCAAGGAGTATTCTAATGACTGAAGAACAAATCTTAGAAAGAATCAGAGAGCTTCGTGGCTCACTAACCGAGGACAACGAAACAGAAGTCATGGCTGAAATCATGCAGCTTGAAGACGAACTAACAAGTGATTAATCATGGCAGGTTTCGGTATAGCATTACGTGGTTTAGGTAAAGCACTTAAAAAGCTTTCTAAAAATAAAAAATTAAAAGATAAAACAGGTCTTTTTTCTACAGGTGCGGTAACTGGAATTGTTATTAACGAAGCAGGTAAACACAAAAAAGATAAAAAGAAAAAATTTAAAGGTCAAAATATATATGGGCCTCCACGTGAAAATAAATATCCTAAATAATCATGGGCGTTGTAGGAGCAGCATTAAGAGGTTTTGGTAAAGCTTTAAAAGCTGTTAAGAGAACTAAAGCAGGTAAAACTATCCGAAGAACTTTTGGCGATCCCAAAAAAACTCCACAGTATTTCGATAATAAAACAGGTAAACCAATGAGAAGATTACCTGCCGGTAATTATAGAACTGGTGGTGGAAGAAGAATCAGAGTTGATTCTAAAGGTAAAATTTTTCACAAAGATTAAGTAATCCAACTTTTTAATTCATCACCGATCACTTGACTGGCTATGTCAACCTTGTTCTTCAAGGCAGTTAATATTTTTTCATCAACCGTTCCCTGGCAAACAAAGTCAACATAGGTAACTTTATTCTTCTGACCAATCCTGTGCGCACGATCTTCACTTTGTAATCTTATTTCAAGATCATAAT